GGATTCTGCATGAGATGCGTCCGCGGCATGGAACGGTTTAACTGCAGGCCGATACTGCGACGATTTCTCTCTACCGCAGAAAGTAGGGTAGAATGCCCACCCCGCCGACAGGCAGGGATGTTGCATGGGCCGTTAGCTCAGTCGGTAGAGCAGAAGACTTTTAATCTTTTGGTCGATGGTTCGAATCCATCACGGCCCACCATATGCACCAAGGGTTTCAGCCCTTCCCCCGCGCTCCGCAAAATATTGACCGCTCCGCAACCGGGGGTCCAACTACTTGGTGTGGGTCTTGTTGAACCGGGGCTTCTCTTCTCGAATTGCCACCCGCTCAGCCTTCTCGGCTTCGGCGCGGGTTGGGTGCCATTCAACGGTGATCCTGCTTACGTCCCGGAACCACGCGGCGGCATAGCCATGGGTTCGCGTCCGCTGCATGATCGATATGGAGATCCCGACATACAGCAGGTCGCCGGCCACATTGAAGTGACGGTACAGGCACGTCACCTGCGACTTCGCTTCCTGCCTGACATGCTGCGCCGCCCAGTCTGAGACCACTGCTACATCCCACAGCGGCTGGCCGCGGCTGTCAGTCGATCCAGGGGCAGGGAACGTCTTGCGCCGAACTATGGCCGCCCCCTTGTGCGGGAACAGGCCAAGATAGATTGCGCACCCTTCTGAATTGAGCCATCGTCCTTGAAGCAGATCGTCGGCGGTGAGTGAGCGAACGTCGTCTCGATCGAGGTAGATCATAGATTTCCTTGGTCACTTCGTCGGGCTGGTCAGCGCACCGCGGCGCTTCCGGACATAGATCTCTGTCGTGGTCACCGACTGGTGGCCCAGCTGCTGCTGCGCCTGGCGAATGTCGCCCGCCGAATCGGCCTTGTCGGTGCCGGCCTTGGCCCGCAGGTCGCGGAACTGGAATTGGTCCTTCGGTATGCCGGCGCGCTCACGGGCCTTATCGAAACGGTAACGCAGCGCGTCCTTGCCGATCGGCAGCCAGTCCTCGCCCAGCAGCAGCCGGGTACTGATCGGTGCATCGTCCGGGCGCTTCCTGGACAGCAGGCGGTCGATCAGCACCTTCAGCTCGCCGGTGATGGCGATGCGCATCTGCATTTTCGTCTTGCCCTGGCGCAGCACCAGCACGCCGTCCTTGATGTTGCGCCGGTCCAGCTCGCGCACGTCTGCCGGGCGCTGGCCGGTCAGGTAGGCAAGGTCCATCGCATCTTTCAGCACCTGGTCTGCGGCGTCGTAGACCCGCTGCAGCACGTCGTCCTCCACGTACACGTCGCGGCCGTCTTCCCGGTTGCGGTTCACGCCGGCGCAGGGGTTCGGCAGGTCGGTATAGCCCTTCTTGCGGCACCAGTTCCAGAGGTGTGACAGCAGCGATTTCTCGCGGTTCGCGCTCACCGGTGCATCGCGGCGCCACTGCAGGTAATTGAACACGTGCGTCGGGCGGATGGCGTCGAGCGGGCCCGGCGGGTCATCGAAGAATTTCAGCAGCGTCTCCAGCTCGCGCAGATTCGCCTTGCGAGTGCCCTCTGCTTTGGTCGGGATAACCTCTATGCGATAGCGCTCGGTGGCCTGCCGGAACGTCAGCTTCGCGTCGGTCGGGATCGTCGTTGCGCGCTCGAGCTCGGCCCACTTCTGGATGGCCAGGCCGTAATCGCTGCCCAGCGCAGTTTCCTTGCGCGGCTTGCCGCCGTGGTCGTAGTAGTAGTGCACCACGCCGGATTTCTGCTTCCGGGGGCGGAACCGGGGGATAGCCCCCGGCTTTTTCGGCTTCCTTCCCATTACGCTGCTGCCTTGTTCGGTTTCCAGTCGGTCGCCGGCGGCGTCTTCGGCTCCGGCTTGCCCTCGATCGCGGACCACAGCACCACTGGCCACCCGTGGGCGTCCAGATAGTGTCGGATCCCGTTGTTGCGCAGAAACTCAGCCTGTCCCTTGCGCCTCGGCGTGCGGCACAGGGCCTTGATATCGTCCCGCGACAGGTAGGGGCTGTCTGCCATGGTGTCCTCCTTCAGTTCGTGGCCAGCGCAGCGCGGAGCTGCTCGGTGGCCTGGTTCGCTGCGTCGCGCAGGCGCTGGATCTCGCTGGAGCGGTCGTGCGCGTGTTGGATCTGCCCGCCGATCCAGTGGATGACCGGCACGGCGAAACTGTTGCCAAGCATCCGGTAGCGTGGTCCGTCGGCCATCAGGGGACCGCCATCCGTTCCGCCCGAGTGGCGATGCAGATAGTCGGCATAGTGCGAATCAGGCTCGTTCTTCCGCTGCTTGCGGGGCTTACCAAGCTTCGGTACAAGGGTCCAGTCATCCGGCGCGCCCTGCAGACGCTCGCACTCACGCGGGGTGAGGCGGCGCACCTGGTTGGGAGTCAGCAGTGCCGGCGCCGGGCTGTTGGCATCCAGGCAGGTTGTCCGTTCCTTGAACAGTTTTCCTGCGTTGTTACTGGCGGTGTTGTGGAGCTTGGTCGTGTAGGCAACTGCCACCTGACCGCCTGCATTTGCGTGGCTGTTTTGATGCCCCATCGCGCGCAAGGTGGGGGCGACCTGCTCGCTCACACTTCTGGCTGGGTCACTGTCCTTGCACCCGAACGCGATGGCAGGGGCATGCGCGCCAGCGCACAGCGGGTGACACGGGTCACCGGGTTTCGGGTTGGAAACGTTGGCTTTGCTGGTCAGCTGGGTGGTGTCGAACGCCACGGGGACCAGCGGTGTGCCTCGCCCGGTGCCATCCTCGCTGGCGTCGAATCCCTCGGCACGCAGGGTATGCGCGACTGCTGGGATCAACAGGCCAGCGTGCGCGTCCTGTTGGGTCGCGCTGCCAGCGGCTTTGGGATTGGCGCTCAACGTTCCAGCGACTAAGCCGCCCTGGCACTCGAAGTCGGTTCCGAGTCCGCCGCCGCCTTGAGTGCGCGCGCTAAGGGTGCCGGTAACGCTTTCCCCCTGGTCGCGGCTCGGCGCAGAATCCCCGCGCATGCTGTCGCGCTCAAGAAGTACCGGGCCTCGATCTGCCCAGTTTCCAGAATCGAGGACAGCGAACACGCGGCGGCGCCGCTGCGCCACTCCGAACCATTGCGCGTCAAGGACGGACCATTCGACGAGGCCATTGTCACCCAGCGCAACGCCTTCGGATCCCCAGCCGCCTGCGGGGACAGGGAGCTCGGATCCTGCCATTGCACCAACCACGACAGCAAAGTCTCGCCCCTGGTTGCTGCTGAAGGCTCCTGGGACGTTTTCCCATACGAGCCAGCGGGCTCCGCAAAAATGTCGAGCTGCATTGAAGATCCTCATCTGGTGGTGGAACAGGCTGGATCGCGCACCGGCGAGGCCAGCGCGGCGCCCGGCAACCGAAAGGTCCTGGCACGGACTACCGCCGATCACCACGTCGATCCGTCCGAGCGCGGCGATCTGGTCATCTGTTATGGCCGTGACGTCGCCAAGGTTCGGCACGTCGGGCAGCCGGTGGCGGAGCAGGGCGCACGGCGCCGACTCGATCTCTGACACCGCAACGCACTGCCACCCGATAGGCGCCCACGCCAGGTGCGCAGCTTCCATGCCGGAGAACAGGGACAGGTAGCGCATCAGGCCACCGCCTTTCGCCAGCACCAGCGCAGCCCGGCGCGCGCGGCGCGCGCGGCGCGGTATGCCTGCCGCGCCAGCCAGAAGGCGGCGGCCGCCAGCAGGAACAGCGAGCCGGCGATGCCCCACGTCAGCGCGGTGGTGATCATCTGGGCAATCATCAGCGCACCGCCTGCTGCAGCTGCACCGCGCCGCCTGGGCGAGCAGCGGCCAGAGTCTTGGGCTGGCACTCGTACTCAGCGGCGATCAGGGCATAGCCGATGGCGTCGACCTTCTCGCGCAGCTGGCGGCGTGCGATAAGCAGCTGCAGCGCGATGTGCCGGCGGTGGTCGGTGAGGGAGAACTGCAGCGTGCTGATGTGCAGCGCGCCCCGCAGGTCGCGGCGGAACAGCCGATAGGTAAGGGCGTGGCCGCCCATGACCTTGTCGATGGTCCGGCCCCAGGCGAAGCCCTCGGTGCGCTTCGGCAGCCGGCGGTCGTAGCGGTGGTAGGTCATGCAAAACTCCTTTCGCAAAGGCCAAGGTCTGAGGTGCAGCCGCCGCCCGACTGATCTTGGAAAAACAGGTCGAACTGCCGGCCACCACGGCTGGTGCGGCTCCACTCCACCAGGGTGTCGATCCGCGAATACGTGCCGGGACGGTCGACGTCGGTGGGGTCGGTCACCGCAGGGAAGAACGTTGCGCTGCCGCGTTTGTTGGCAGCGGCCACCACCGCCTCCCAGCTCCGAATCCGGTCGATGTGATCGGGGAACAGGTCGGCGATGTTTCGCAGTTCCGACTTGCGGCAGTTGATGCAGGGCATGCATCCAACGCGGCCCATCCCGAGGGCGTAGAGCGGGTTGGGCGCGATGCTGTGCCGGCGGTGTTGGTCCCAAACCTGCTGGACCGTCCAGTCAAAGATCGGACGCCACACGTGACAGCCGGACTCATGCCGGTTGAATCGCGGTTGCTTGGCCCGGTTGGCAGATTCCTCAGCCCGGATGCCGAGCCACTGCAGCACTGGTCCGGCGTTCAGCATCGGCCCGACCACCTGCGTGGTAATCGGGATGGTCTTCAGTTCCTCGGTGCAGAACTGCGCCATGCGTGAAGGGAACCGCCCCTTGCTGATGCACAGGTCCAGGAAGGGATTGCCAGTGGGCTCGTGCAGCGCGGCGGCCTCGCGCACGACTTCATCAGGGATTCCCTGGTCCGGCCACTTCTGCAGGATGTACTCGCGGTGCTGGGCAAGCTGTCGGCTGAAGTCTGCGCGGACGGTTTCCACCTCGGGGCCGCCGGTCTTGTGCGCCAGTTCCGCCACGTAGTCGTAGACGCGCTGATCTTCGTTGCCGGTATCCGCGAAAACGGCACGGAACGGCCGGCCCAGCTCGATCGCGCGCAGGTACACCGCAGTGCTGTCCTTGCCACCGGAGACGTTCACCAGGTGCTGGGGTTTGGTCATGCCTGGCTCCGAAGGTGCACGCGGCGCACAGGCCCGTGCCACAGGTTGAAAGTGTTGTTGAGCCGCACCTGTACCTGGTCGCGGTGCAGGGGGCGGAGTGGATCGCGCAGGCGTCGGTCCGTGTTGCGGCACGGCGCGCAGTCGGCTTGGCGCTTGCCGTTGACCAGCGGGAAGAACCGCAGCGGCAGCCGGGCCGCGCACTTCGTGCAGGTCTTCATGCCCGACGCACCTTCATCAGGCTTGCCCAGGTGAGCGGGTGGGCCCGGCGCTTGATCCGCTCGTATGCCGCGTCGTTGGAGATGCCCAGGATCTCGGCCACCTGCGCGGTGGTGTAGCGCTTGCCCTCGATCACGTGGGCGTACAGCTGGGCGCGCGCGAGGCCGGCACGGCGCAGGCATTTGGCGTGGCTGGGGTAGATCGTTACGTCCATCAGGCGGCCTCCTGGTGGTGGTCACCAGCGCGCAGAGACTGCTCGAATCCGTCGACCATCTGGCGGAACTGCTCCAGGTCGGTGCGCATCTTGGCGATGAACGCCTCGTCGCGGTCGAAGCGGCGCCACCACAGCTGGCGGTTCGCCGAGGCCAGGGCCGGGCAGTACAGCCCGATGTGCCACCACTGCCGGCCGGTCAGCCACATGCAGCCCTGGGCCTGCTCGAATACCTCGCTGGCGTCGTCATCGATGTGGAAGGCGCGCAGCTTCTCCGGGTTGATGAAGCACTTGTATTCACTGCCGCCGGCATCGCCGATGAAACCGTCCGCCGAGCAGCCGTAGTTGCCGCAGTCGCTCAGGACGAACCCGGCGCGCTTCACCAGCAGGCCGGACTGCACCTCATGCTCGGCGCGGGCGAACGGCTCCAGTTCGTGGCCGCGCCGCATGGCGTAGGTCTCGAAACCTTCGTCCAGCGGCTGCCCGCTGATGCGCTCGATGGCCAGGCGGAAGGCGTAGTTCTTCGATGCCTCGCTGAAATCGCCGATGGGTTCGCCGGCCAGCGCCCTCTCGATCACCGCTGACTTCGGCACGGCCTTGTAGCTGGCCGCCTCGGCCGCCGCCTTGGGCGCCATGCCGGCCAGCACCGAATCCACGTAGGCGCGCTGCTGGTCGGTCAGCTCGCCCACACGCGATCGCGCAGTGGCGAACATGCTGGCGGTGATGATGCCGGCGCGGGCGTTGTGCCACGCGTCGCTGCCCTGGTCGCAGTGGATCAGCCTCACGGGGCGATCTCCTCTGCCTCAGCGCGCTCAGCCTCAGCCTTCAGCGTCTCGTGGCCCGACTGGCCGATCATCTTGCGCTGATCGGGGCTCAGCTTGCCCCACGCGTCGGCATAGGCGTCCAGACCGGCCGTCGCAATCTCCTGGAGGCTCGCGTACAGCGCCTGGCGCTCGGGCGTGTCCTCCGGCTCGGCTGGCAGCTGACGGGTGTTGCTGGCCGGCGCTCGTTCGGCGCGTACAACCTCGCCTTCGATGATGCGCTCGGCCTCGTCCTGCTCGTAGATGCCGACGAACCCGAATGCCAGGCGCGCGCACTGGATCATCGCCTTGTGGCGCAGCATGCGGCGCGGATGGGACTGCCACGGGCCAGCGTTGGAGCGGCGGCACTCGGCCATGTACTCGGTCACGCGCACCGGGCGGCTACGGTCCTTGCGGTAGATCGAACACGTGCAGCTCTGCTCGTCCTGTTCGAAGTCCATGCCGTCGAACTGAGCGTGCGAGTTGATGATGCGCGACCAGCCGTCGACGCCGACCACCGGCACGATGCCGTTGTTCTTGTCCGGGAACGCGTAGATTTCCTTGGTCCACGGGTTCAGGCCGTACTGGTTCGCCACCACCAGCAGGGCCGTCATCTGCGCGTCGGAGACCTGGCCCTTGAAGGCGGTGGCCTTCAGTACGGCGACAAGCTCCTGCGCGTCGGCGGCGCCCATGTTCAGGGACGTGGCGAGGCTCTTGGTTTGCGAGAGAACGAGGTTGCTCATGGCTGCTCTGCTGGTAGGTGGAATGGGTGCCCGGTTCTCGGAGCCGCCGCCGGGCGGGCGGGTGCGTCCTTGCGGGTTACTTCGTGGTCACGCTGACCTTCATGCCGGCAGCGATTTCGTTGAGCTTCACGCGCGCGGTTTCATGGATGCCCTTGGCGACCTCGCCCAGGCCAACGCGCAGCGAGTCCTTCATTGCCGTCTCGATGCTGTGGTGCAGGTGGGAATTCACCAGGTGGGTGATGCGGGTCTGTGTGCCCGACCAGCTGTAGCCGTTGGCTTCTTCCTTGCCCCTGCCGTTGTAGTCGACCTTTTCCTGCATGTAGGCCTCGGCGCGCTTCACCAGGTATTCGATGAAGGTGATCTTCTCGCCGGTCTTTTCGCCCCAGCGATTGGTTTCCTGCAGGGTCAGGTTCTCGACGTAGGCGGCGACGTTGGGCAGAACCTCGCGCTCGGCGATCGCGTTGATCGTCTCGTTGATCCGTTCCTTGATGCGGCCTTGCATCTGGCGGTGGAAATGACTGGCCGTGGTGAATTCTTCGTCGCTTTCGGGGTCGTAGCCGACGCCGCTCAAAAGCTGCTCGCAGATACGATCAACGACGCGATCCTGCAGCTGTTCCTTGGTGAAGCCGAGGGATTCGAGGGTGATGTCCATGTTGTTCTCCGGGGTGAATGAGGTGCCGGCTTTGTGGAAGGCCTGGCCGGCGCAGGCACCCGCAGGGGGCGGGCGGGGGAATGCTTTACGCAGCCAGGTCTTCCTGCTGCGCCGGCGCGCTGGGCGGCGTGAGGGTCAGGCGCACATCACCGCGGCGCCATGCAGAGATCAGCTCGGCGTCTTCGTTCTCGTCGAGCAGCACTGCGACGGTGAAGCCCATGGCCACGCTGCCGCCCTCGAGCGGCTTCCACGTAATCTTTTTCACCTTGGCGTCGGCGAAGAACACCGGCTCGATGTGGTCCATCAGGGAGCCGATGTTCAGCTCGTAGCCTTCGAACTTGCCGGTGATGTCCTGCTCGCCCAGGAGCGGCAGGTTCAGCGCCACCAGGTCGGTGCTGCCTTCCATCGGCAGCGACTGTTGCTGGCCCTTCTCGGCCTTCTTCCAGAACGCGCGCACGATGTTCGGGTCGATCGTGTCGAGGATCGTGTTCTGGGCGGTCAGGGTGAACTTCAGGTCGGCAGCGGCTGCGTCTTCGTCGCCGTGCTTTTCCTTCCGCAGGTTCAGATGCGAGAACACCGCATCGTGTTGATCGAGTTGGAACATCGGTGGTGCCTCTCGTAGGAGCCGGCCGCGCCGGCGGGAAGTCAGGTCCAGGCCAGCGGCCAGCACATCGCCCAGCCAAGGCCGAGGACGATGGCGACGCAGCCCAGGAAGGCGAGGAAGTCGGCGGCGTTACGGCAGCCGAGGCCGGCGAGCAGACGTCGGCGGCGGACAGGGACGCGCACCGGCCGCACCAGGTGCACGAACAGCACCCCCACGTGGTTGAGCTGCACAGCCCACAGCGAGGCGAGCCACGCCCAGCGGTGGACGGTCACCAGCTGCTCGCTGCGGGTAACAGGGCACACGGAGAAGACGCCGTAGCGGTCAGCGCGCATTGTCGGATTCCTCCACGCACAGGCCGTCCACGTCCTCGCGGTTGTGATCGGTCTCGGTGGGCTGGCAGGCGGCCAGAGCGGCGCGCAGGCGGTCGTCGGCGGCAACCTGGTCGGACAGGTCGCGGGCGGTCAGGGAGGCGTGGGCTGCGGCGAAGACTTCGGCGACACGGCGATCCTCGGCGCGCAGTTCGTTGAACAGGTCGTTGTGAGCCTTCCCCACGCGCGCCCGGCGGACGCTCGCGCTGTTCTCGACGTCCGTGGCCTCGCAGACCAGCAGGCCCAGCAGGGTGAGGGTGCGCGGCGTCACGACAGCACCGCCTGCGCCAGCAAGCAGGCCAGCACGCCAAAGCAGAACACCAGCGCATAGGCGACCGTGTGGCGCAGCGCGTAGCGGTGGGCGGAGGTCATGCGGCACCGCCTTTGACGCGGGCGAGGGCTGCGGGCGCAACACGCCAGTACAGTTCAGCGCGCTCGGACGCGCTATGTCTCCAGCTAGGCGAAGGATTGGGTACGCACTCCACGTAGCCAGTCCGCTCTGCTTTCCGAAGCGCCGCCCGCACCTGTGCGCTGGTAGCCGACCGTAGGTGAGAACGGATTGTTGTCGTAGACCTCGCAGTGTTGAACTGCGGAAGAATCGTCGCTGGTTCAATCGTGCCGCCGAAGGTGCAGAGCTTGACCATCACCGCCAGCACATCGACAGGGGCGCTCATGCCGCGTACCTCTTCAGCAGCAGGTCGATCGCGCCGTTCGCGGAAATCGACTCGTCGCCGGCGGTGTCCTCAACCTTCTCGTTGACGATCCGGTCCCGCGTGCTGCGGAACAGTTCGGCCAGCTCGGCATCCCTGTGGCTGTCCAGGAGGCGAGCGGCCTTGGCCCAGAAGGTCTGGTCCTGGTAACCCAGCACGTCCTCGAGGACAGCCGGCAGAGCGCGGAGCGACTCCAGCGCGGTGCTATCAACCTCGGCCTCGGCGGGCATCCGCCCGTCCCAGTTGCGCTGGGCGCTACGTGCCCGGTCGCTGTATGGCTGCAGTGCCATGGTGAACCCCGTCATATGGCCCGGGTGGGCCGACGGGGGTGAATGTACCTCCGGGTAAATTACATTGCAATACCCGCAGGTAAACTTTTTCTAACCGCCCAGCAAAAAGCCCCACCTGAGTGGGGCCGCGAGTCTTGTAGCGATGGGGTCAGAAAGCCCAGTAGTCCGGCATCTGCTGCTTGCGAATTACCGTGTGGTAGAGCATGCAATCGAAGTAGGCTTGGGACTGACCGCTGCCGTTGATGGCTGCGCGCTTTGTCTGGCAGTCGCGCATCCGATACTCGTTCCATGCCTCTTGGGTTCGCTTCAGTCTGTTCTGCAAATCAGGCTCGATCCCCTTGGCGGCCAGTTTGAGCTCAACATCAAGAAGGGCTTCCTGACGTTCGAGCTCCTGCGCCAGGCATCTGGTCTTTTCCACCTCGCTGGGCGCGCTTCGTGTGCAGGAGGCGTATTCCCGGGTCAGCTCACCGACCGGCTGAGCGTCAGCGCCACCCACGGCGAGGCCTAGGAACACCAGCGTTGTTATGCATCCAAGCTTCATGGTTCGTCCTCAGTTGAAGCGATCGATTCGGTTCCGTAGGTAGACCTTGCCACCAATCAATGTGCTGCGCGGCATAGCAAAAGCCGGGTAGAGCGCTGCGTTCGCGCTAACGATGTAGATGGCATCGCCACGGTCCTGCAACCCCTTCACTTGCTGGCCGTTGCCCGTGTTGATCAAGTAGATCCCGTCGCCATCGAACGTCTGCACACCTGAGTCGACCAGCAGGGTCTCACCAGGTTGGATGATGGGGATCATCGAATCCCCACGACCTGTCACCAGCACCAGCCGGCCAGGGGCCGGCAAGAACCCGACCACAGAACGGATGTATGTGGGGGTGAAGTCCATTGCTCGGATAACTTCCGGGTAGTCCTCGTTGACCGTCTCACCGCCCATACCTGCCTCCGCGTCGAGTTGCTGAACGCGAACATATGAGGTGTCCGTCGCAGATCCGTAGACCGGGACCGACTCGGCAACGCGGTTGGGCGCGGCTTCGGTCTTGCCCGAGAAGTAGCCAGGGATGCGCAACGCGTCCTCGATCTTCTCGATGGAGTCTTCGCCAATCCCCTTGGCGCCCGCCTTGCCCTGGGGGTAGAGCATGCGCGTCACATAGGAGGGAGTGATCCCCACGGCATTGGCGAATCGAGCTGCAACGCCCTCGAACTTGTCGTCGATCAGGGCCCGCAGTAGCTGGCGGCGGCGGTCGGATTTCGTCATAGGGGAAGACTGTCAGGAAATTACCCGCAAGTAACTGACCTCGGGGTATTGATTTATGGATACCCGCAGGTAAACTCGCGTGTCATGGACACCCTACGCGCTTACCTCACGACACTCTCGACCGCGGACCAGGCCGATTACGCCCTGCGCTGCGGGACTTCCATCGGCTACCTGCGCAAGGCGATCAGTAAGGGGCAGCGGTTCGACGGCGGACTGGTTCGCCAGCTGCATGTGCAGAGCCAAGGCGCTGTTTCCCTGACGGAACTGCGGCCGGACATCTGGCCGGCGGAGCAGCAGACCCCGGAAACCGGGGCTGCCGCCTGATATGGCCAAGAAGCGCTCGGCCTCAGAAACCTCTGGGACGGTAGGGGCCGTCGTCGTCGGTGATGGCGAACGTCGCGCCCCGGGAAGCACCTCCACCGGCTTCGTAGGCCTGCCTGCAGAGGGGGCAGTGCCAGAAGCCGTTTCGGCTTTGGAGGACTGCTCTGGCCCCCTTGTCGAGGCAGGGCTGGCAGACGTAGTGCTGCGGCTCCGCCGATCCTGGCTGTCCGGTCCCGCCCTCCTCTGGGGTTCCGTTCACCCTGTACACGAACACGCCGCCACCCAGGTCGACCAAGAGATAGCGATTCTTCTCCGCGATGGATTCTTTGAGTTCTCGCAGTTCCTGTGTGGTCTGGAAATGCTCGTTCTGCAGCTGCAGGAGCATGGTGTTGTGCGCGAGCAGACCCTGCTGGGCTGCGAGCAGCTTCTCGTTGATCTGCGCGATGGCCGCAGCCGACTGATTGAAGTCGCGCACCGACAGGGTGGCAGTGGCCAACTCCTGGGCGCTCTTGAGCGAGGCAATCGCCGTGGCGATTGAACTGAAATCCATGTCCGTCTCCGGTGGTAGTTGGGTTGGGTCGCACCGCCAACTCTACCGGCAGACGGGCGCCTCTCCAGCCGGTCACCGGCTTCCCCGAGCAGGGAAGGGGATCACCACGCTGGGTGCACCGGGAGGCTTCGGCACCGGCTTCCGCGCCGGCCTGGCCTCAACCGTGTCGCCGACCCGCTTCACCACAAACAGCTTTCCGCACATGGGCGTGAGCGTCAGTACGTCGGCCAAGGCCGGCTGAGTCTTTTTCACAGGGCTGCATTCCGATTTGGGGATGCGGCCATTTTCAGAACCAGTCAGGGGAACGCAGGGGAAAACGTCTTCCCCCGCATTCCCACCCACGGGATAACTGCATGAAAAGCCTACAAATTACCTACGAAGACGGGCTGACGCGTAACCCGACGCTGCGGGACCACATGGCGTCGATGGTTCACCGCGGCGCGGGCCTGACGGCGGTCGCCGGCCAGTTGGATATGGCCCCGTCGAAGTTGAGCGAAAAGCTCGCCGGTTGCGACAGCGGTGGCAAGCCACGCGGGCTGTCGATCGATGACCTGGAGCGGTACCTGCGGGTGACCAAGGACGTGACGCCGATCTACTACCTGATCGAGCGTTACCTGATCACCCCCGAGGCAGCGACGGCAGAGGCGCTGGCCGAACTGCACCAGCACCTTTCTGCCCTGAGCGGGACGCTCGCCAAGCTGGGGATCAAGTGGCCATGAACGCTACCGAGAAGGCCATGGTGGCCGTCCGCACGTTGTGGTTCATCGCTGGCTGCCTGCAGCTGCTGAAGGGGGCCGGCCATGCGTGAGTACGGACAGATCCAGTGCGCGTTCTGGCAGAGCCAGGATGCCCAGCAGTGGACGGATGCCGGCAAGCTGCTGGCCGCATACCTGATGACGGGCCCGCACTCCAACGGGCTCGGCTGCTACCGCTGCCCCGACGGCTACGTAATGGCCGACCTTGGGTGGACTCAGGAAAGGGTTTCGGAAGGGTTTGCCGAACTGTCTCGGAGCGGTTTCGCATACCGTTTCGAAGGGGTTGTTTTCATCCCCGGATTCCTGCGCTGGAACAAGGTCGCAAACGGCAACGTCGCGGCGGCCCGCATGGCGGAGTTCGAAGCGCTGCCGAAGGGCGAGGCAAAGGCCCGCGTTGCTGGTGCAATCATCAACTACGTCAAGCACTTGGGTAACGACTACCGAACGGTTCTCCAAACCGTTTCCGAAACGGTTAGCGGAACGGTTACCCAAACAGAACCCTACCCAACCCAACCCAGAGAGAACCCAAACCAAACCACTTGCGCTGCGCCGGCCGAGCCGGCTCCGGCCGCTGACCTGTTGCCAGCTGAGCCTGCTTCGCCAGTCGCGGTCAGCTTCCTGCTGAACGACGGGAAGGACTTCGAGATCACCGAGGCCCAGGTCCGCGAGTTCGCCGAACTGTACCCGGCGATCGACGTGCTGCAGCAGCTGCGGGCGCTGAAGGCCTGGACGATCTCGAACCCGAAGAACCGCAAGACCCGCAGCGGTGCGATGCGGTTCGTGAACTCCTGGCTGAGCCGCGCGCAGAACCAGGCGCCGGCCCGACAGGGCACAGCGCCGGCGCCGCAGAAGGGCGCACTACCGAGGCTCAGCGCATGACGACCCTCGAAGCCAACCACCGCGCCGCGATCCACCAGGTCGAACGCCAGGTGCTGCACACGGCGATGTGCCGCCCGTCCAGCATCGCCGACATGCCACTGCACCCGGGTCACTTCGGCAACGAGGCGCACGGCCAGTTGTGGGAGCTGATCCGCAGCATGGACGCCGGCGGCAAGCCCGTGGACGCCGTGACGATTGCCGACGTGGCCGACCGCATGGGCAGCCCACGACTGAGCGAGCTGGCGATGCTGATCGGCGCCGACCGCGATCTGTACCCCAGCAGCCAACCGGCCTATCAGTCGTCGGTGCTGCTGGCCGCATGGCGGGACCGCGAGGCGCTGAGCATCGCCAGGGAGCTGGAGGAGGGCGCCCACGCTCGGCAGGAGGACGCCGTGGACGCTGCAATCCTGCGGTTGATGACCTTGCACAGCGCTGATCGCAGCTATGAACACACCTCGCAGTCCGCGCTGGATGCGGCTGTGGCTCAGGCCATGGACGCGCAGCGCAACGGCGGGAAGCTGATCGGCGTCTCCACCGGAATCTTCGATCTCGACGAAGCCTTGGGCGGCTTCCACGACAGCGACCTGATCGTCGTTGGCGGGCGCCCGGCTATGGGCAAAACGGGATTCCTGCTCGGCGTCGCTGCCGCCGGCGCGAAGGGTGGGGCAGTGGGCCTGATCTCCGGTGAGCAGCCTGCCGACCAGGTAGGCCTGCGGTGGCTGGCCGCCGGTTCGGGGGTCAACGTGGGTCGCCTGCGCGCCGGCAAGTTCCGCAGCGATGACATGGGGTCGCTGCTGCACGCCGCTGAGCAGTACGGCGCGCTGCCGGTACGAATCCACGACCGTCCATCGCCCGACATCACCGAGGTCATTCGCGAGGCGCGCCGCTGGAAGCACCAGCTGGGCATCCGCGCGCTCTACGTGGACTACCTACAGCGCATCGAGATCGCATCGATGTCGCGTGCCCCGAAGCATCAGCAGGTGGGCAGCATCACTCGCAGCCTGAAAAACCTCGCGCGCGACTTGCGCATCCCCGTGATCGCGCTGGCCCAAGTGAACCGCGAGGCCGACGGCGAGCGACCGCAAATGAAGCACCTGGCCGACAGCTCGGAGATCGAGAAGGAAGCCGACCAGATCATGATGCTGTGGCGCGACCTGTCCAATCCGCAGGCCGAGCGCACCGCTGCCGAGATCAACGTGGTGAAGAACCGCCACGGCAACATCGGCGTGGTGCCGGTGACCTGGCACGGCGGGTCGACGTCATACGTCAACCGCAGCGCAGCCGACGAGCTGGGGGAGGTCGCAGCATGACCCTGACCGCCGCAGCGAAGAAGATCCGCGCCAAGCGCGCGCGCCGGCCCATCTACCTGGTGGTGGCGAAGCTGATCGACCCGAACACCGGCGAGCTGGTAGGCGCCCTGGTGCCTGCCCATGAGGTCGATCAGCGTCTGCTGCGCGATCGCAAGTTTCGCGTGGGCCGGGAGATCCGGGGCGAGCTGAAGCAGCCGCGCGACGGCAGCCAGCACCGGCTGATCCACAAGATCGGCCACCTGATGATCGACAACGTGGAAGGCTGGGAGCAGATGGACGCGCATGACGCGGTGAAGCGCCTGCAGCTGGACGCCGATGTCTGCTGCGAAACCGTCGAGATGGACGCAACGCCGGTCATCGCGGCGGTGTTGGACGCCTGCGAGGCGCTGCTGGGTGCCGGCGCCCGCAAGGTGCTGGCCGGCGTGCTGCCGGAGATCCGCACCATCCCGGTCAAGCGCGCCGAAAGCCTGTCATTCGACGAGATGGAACAGGCCCGCTTCCAGGAGTTGTTCGATGGACTGACCGAGTACATCGGCCGCCACTACACACACGTGATGCTCGACGACGTGCGCGCCGAGTTCTGGGACATGGCCGGGCAGAACAGGAGGGTGGCGTGACTGTGCTTAACCTACGAGCGCGGCACCGGTACTTCGTCGATCAGTTGTCTGATGGCAACACGATAGACCTCAAATGCAGCCGCCTGATTCTCGGTGATCACCCGCATGGCCTCAATTTTTTCGAGGGCATTTCGAAAAATCTCCAAAAGGCCCAAGCAGTGAGATTGTGTCTCGACCTTCTTCAGCAGAAGCACGGCAGAAGGAACGTCGGCAGCTGGGTAGGAATCCAGCGTCTTAAGCTGAAGCTCGATGTCCCGAGCAAGTCCATTAGCAAAGTTCATGTCGACGTTTCTCGTCGAAAGCATTTTTGCGAGTGCTTCGGCTGGGAAGAGGGCATTGCCGATAAGAGTTACAAGCAGGTCGGTTCGTCTGGATCGCTCGGCATCGGCGATCTTTCGAGGCACCTCGACTGCGGCATATCCAACTGCAAGCGCAACCGCTGCCTGCGTCCACGCAGGCCACTCGACGTCCCGCATCCACCTGCTCAGCCCGTCACTGTCCGTGATGAGGGCCGTCACCACTACGCCTGCAATGAAGGTCAGTACGGACACGATGGCCCAGTCGCGGTCGGTGCGGCCTTGATTCATAGCTTCCCTCCTGTGTTGGGGCAGATTCTACCGCCCGAGGTAGCAGCGTGAGGACCAAGAATGCCAAGCCCTTCACCTCCGCAGAGAGGCGGCATGTGGACGCAGTGAAGCTGTTGCCGTGCAGTGTCTGCAGCCGACCAGGCCAGAGCGACGCCCACCACATCAACCAGGGGCAGCACTTCACGACCGTGGCCCTGTGCAAGGACTGCCACCAAGGCAGTTTCAACGGCATCCACGGGCAGAAACGGATGTGGCTCGTCATGAAGATGGACGAGCTGGGCGCCCTCAACGTCACCCTTTCCCGGCTGCGCCTACAGGAGGCCGCACGATGATCCACCTCACCCTCCCGTACCCGATCAGCGCGAACCGCTACTGGGCCGTGCGCGTCATACCGAAGAAGCCGAAGCCGCTGGCGATCACCTACGTGACGGAGGAAGCGAAGGCATACAAGGCGGCGGTCGGCCACCTGGCCAAGGCGGCCGGCATCCGCGTGCCGGCGACTGGCCGCGTGGTGCTGCACATCAAGCTGTTCCCGAACCGGCCGCAGGACTGGGCGAAGCGCGCACGGAAGGATCCGCATACCTGGGACGACACCGTGCAGTGCATCGACCTTGGCAACTGCGAAAAGGTGCTTTCCGACGCCCTGAACGGCATTGCCTGGGTGGACGACAAGCAGATCCGACGGACCCTGCTGGAACGCATGGAACCGGACGAAAAAGGCGCGCGGCTCGAGGTGGCGATCGAGTACCTGGCCGCGGCACCGAGCCTGTTCGGGGAGGCCGCAGCTTGACCACGCCAGAGGCCAAGGTTCGGAAGCGGCACAACGCCTACGTGCGCCGGCATGGCCGGTGCGCGGTATGCACGATGCGCGAGCGCGGCAGCAGCCCGGCTCACTGCCAGCGCCGGCCGGACCGTCAGGGGAGCTGCGACACCGACGGGCTGCTGCCGGTGTTCCGATTCGACGAGAACGTGCTGAAGGGGATGCGCGATGCAGACTGACTATTTTGGAGCCTACGTGCGCGGTGAGCTGGAGCACTGGGGGCGGGAGTTTGCCCTGCACCGGGACTGCGAATACCTCGGGCACCAATCGAAGAACCTGCTGGCGGTGCTCATGGAGCACCACGAAATGCCTGGGCGTGCGCAGGGCTATAAGCCCATGGAGACCGACCCGCGGGCTCAGGCTATCGAAGACATCGTGAGCGACATCGCCCGGACCGACGTCAGTCTGGCTTGCGTGCTTCGTGGGTATTACTGCGGCTCTGGGCGGCGGAAGGAGGAGCGCTGGGAGCAGGCACGGCAGCTGCTGCAGCTGATGGGGCAGCGGCCGGTCTCGGTGCGACAGTACCTGGTGATGGTCGAGCTTGGTTTCCAACGGGTGCGGGGCCGGCTGGAAGCTGGAGCGCGGGCGGCGTAGCAGCGAGCTGGCGTTCAATGGCTTTGAGCGTGGGTGCCAGAACGTAGAAATTCAGGGCCACGGAAATTGCGAATGCTGCCGTGACGGAGACTGCAAAGAGTAGGCCGTAGTATTTTTTGCCAAGGCGGGGAATCATTAACGTGTAATGCTGGATGCTTGCGGCGATATAGGATCCGAGAGCGATCAGCAGCACATTGCTGACGACCTTGGCCGGGGGCGAGGCATACGCCTTGCCGAGGAACGAAAACAGGCCAGTAACCACCAAAAGCTCAGCAGTGTTTTTGATTACGCTGACGATATGTAGGTTCGCTTTCTGGAATTCGTTTACATACTCAGACTCGGCCATGGTTTCGTCCGTGTTGGGGCAGTGTTGACAGGTGTGCACCTCAAGCGTACCGTTTCAGGCACGATCAGATAAGAGCCTCCGGCAAACCCGGGGGCTCTTTCTTTTCCACCCATTCCAACGGCTCGCCCTCACCGGCGGGCCGTTTTGCGTTTCTGCGGGCGTAGGCCAGAGGTCCAGGCTGCCGGGCTCATAACCCGGAGATTCGCCGGTTCGAATCCGGCCCCCGCAACCATCCATGCCCGTCCACCCTCACCGGACCAATTCGCCGAGCCTTGCCGGGCTGCGGTGACGGGCACCTATCGTCGGAGATCCACCCATGGCACAGATCACCCCCGAGGAGGCTGGCGGCAAGAACGTCGTGGCTTTCCTGGACATGCTGGCCTGGTCCGAAGGCACCGACAACGGCCGGCAGCCCACGAAGCGAAACGGGTACGACGTGCTGGTGGGCGGCGGCCTGTTTACCGACCTCAGCAAGCATCCGGCGAAGCTGGTGCGGCTGAATTCCACGCTCAGCTCCACCGCGGCAGGCCGGTACCAGTTCCTGAAACGGACCTGGGCGACCTTGCAGGCACGGCTGAAGCTTCCGGACTTCGGTCCGCTGAGCCAGGACAAGGCGTGCATCGAACTGATCCGCGGCCGCCGCGCGCTGGACGCGGTCAAGGCCGGCCAGTTCGATCGCGCTGTGGCGCTGTGCTCCAAGGAATGGGCCAGCCTGCCAGGCGCCGGCTACGGCCAGCATGAGCAGAGCTTGGAGAAGCTGCGACAGATCTACCGGAAGGCCGGCGGCGCCGTGGGTGAGGCCGCATGACGATGGAAGCCCAGCCGAGCCAGGACGGCCGCATTCGCATCTCCTTGGGGCCAGTCGAAAAGTGGATCGTTGGCGCATTCGCCAGCTTCACGATCGCCGGCGGCATCTGGCTGGTCGGCTCGATGCAGGCCGTGCTCACCCAGCAGCAGGTCACGAACCAGCAGATGACCACGGTCCAGCAGCAGCTGCAGACCATCAACACCCAGCTGGCGGACGTGCCGGCGCTGAAGCTCGAACTGGCCAAGCAGGCCGTGCAGGTCGAGCAGAACAAGCAGGACATCCGCGAGCTGAAGCAGCTCAGGGGGCTGAAGTGAAGCTGCAGCTGATCGACAACTGGCGCAAGGCTTGGAAACTCGCCTCGGTGTGGGTGTTCGGCCTGGTCACGATGTTCCCGGACATCTACGACGCCATTGCGGCTATGGGCTGGATGGACGAGCTGCCTGGCCCGGCGAAGTGGAGCATCCGCGCCCTGGGCGTGATGGGTGTCATCGTCCGCGTGCTGTCGCGTAGGAAACCGCCGTGCTGATCCCTGATCCGATCCGCCCCTATGTGGGCCTGATCCGCGCCGGCCTGTGGGTCGCCGCTGTGGGTGCCGTGCTGCTCATGGGCGCACGCCTCGGGGCGGACTACCGGGCCAAGAAGGACCAGGCCGTGATCGCGGCCGCCGAGAAGGCGCGCGACAAGGCCCAGGCCGATGCAGACGAGAACCTGCGCGCAGCCAACGCCTGCGGCCAGCTGCTGCAGGAGGTCAACCGCCAGACCCAGCGTGCGATCGACGAGGCCACTCGCCAGCAGCAGGCAGCCAAGGAGGCCGCACGCTTGGCCGAGGCTGCCGCAGCCCAGAGCCAGCGCCGCGCCACCCAGGCCGAGCAGACCCTGCAGGCGGCCAAGAACCAGCCGGGTTGCCGGCAGCAGTTGGAGCAGACCCTATGCGACGCCATTCCGTTGCTGTGATCCTGGCCGCGGCCTTGCCGCTGTGCGGGTTCGGCAGCTGCAGCAAGGTCCAGAAGCCGGACATCCCGCAGACCGTGTACGTCACCGTCGAGCGCACTGTGGCTGTGCCGGCGGCGCTGACCGCCCGCTGCCCGGTGAAGCGCGCAACCCAGCGCACCATCGAGAGCGTGGTGTCTGCCTACAACGCCAACGTGGCCAGCCTGGAGCAGTGCAACGGGCAGCTGGGTGCCATCGAGAAGCTGGGCGCTGATGCCCAGAAGGGCGAGGGTAGGTAAGTGGCACGCCCGAGCAAGTACAGCCAGCAGCTGGCCGACGCGATCTGCGAACTGCTGGTGGATGGCAAGAGTCTGCGCACGATCTGTTCCACGGCAAAGATGCCGAGCCGTTCCACAGTTATTCGTTGGCTGGCTGAGAACGAGGCATTTCGCAACCACTACGCGCGTGCGCGTGAGCTGCAGGCAGACACGCTGGCCGAGGAGATCCTGGACATTGCCGACAAGGCGGTGCTGGGCGAGCGGCTGAAGAAGGACGGCAAGGGCAAGGTGCTGGAGCGGCAGACCGGCGACATGGTTGAGCGCTCCAAGCTGATGATCGACGCGCGGAAGTGGTACGCCGGCAAGCTGCAGCCGAAGAAGTACGGCGAGCGCGTCGCTCTGGACCACGGCGTGCAGGACAACCTGGCCGACAAGCTGAGGGCCGCCCGTGAGCGCGCAGCCGACCGCAACGGCTGAGCAGGAGCTGGTCGAGGCGATCGGCTCGTTCCAGCACGACCCGCTGGGCTATGTGCTGTTCAACTTCCCTTGGGGAGTGAAGGGCGGTCCGCTGGAAGGGAAGAAGCTGCGCGCTTGGCAGCGCCGGCGGCTGGAGAAGATCGGTAACAGGCTGCAGGCCGGTGCCGCTGACGCGGGCGAGGTAATCCGCCAGGCCGTTGGCTCCGGCCACGGCATCGGTAAGTCCGCCCTGGTGGCGATGCTGATCAAGTGGGCCTTCGACACGTTCGAGGACACCCGCGGCGTGGTCACGGCCAATACCGACATCCAGCTGCGCACCAAGACCTGGGCGGAACTGTCGAAGTGGCACGAAATCAGCCTCACTAAGGACTGGGCCACGCTGACCGCAACGGCGCTGATCAGCAACGCCCCTGGCCACGACAAGACCTGGCGCATCGATGCGGTGCCGTGGTCGCAGAACAACACCGAGGCCTTCGCGGGTCTGCACAACGAAGGCCGGCGCATCCTGCTGGTGTTCGACGAGGCTTCCGCCATCGCCGACAAGGTGTGGGAAGTGGCCGAGGGCGCTCTGACCGACCAGGGCACCGAGATCATCTGGGCCGCCTTCGGCAACACCACGCGTAACACCGGCCGCTTCCGCGAGTGCTTCCGCAGGTTCAAGGCGAGTTGGGACACCGAGCAGATCGACAGCCGCACCGTTGAGGGTGTGAACCTGGTCGAGGCCGAGCGCATGGTGCGCGATTACGGCGAGGACAGCGACGTGGTGAAGGTCCGCATCCGCGGCCTGTTCCCTTCGATGTCGGCCAAGCAGTTCATCGGCGAAACGGACGTGATCGCTGCATATGGGCGGCATCTGCGCCCTGAGCAGTACAACTGGGCTCCGATCGTCATCACCTTGGACCCGGCATGGGAGGGTGACGACGAGCTGGTGATCAGCCTGCGGCAGGGCCTGATGTTCAAGGTGCTGCGAACGCTGCCCAAGAACGACAACGACATCCACGTGGCCACCGTGCTGGCGCAGCTGGAGGACGAGCACAAGGCAGACGCCGTGTTCGTGGATGCCGGCTATGGCACGGGCATCGTGTCCGTCGGCCGCACCTGGAACCGCGACTGGCGCCTGGTGTGGTTCTCGGCGGAATCCGGCGACCCGGGCTGCCTCAACAAGCGCGCGGAGATGTGGAAGAAGGCCCGCGACTGGCTGAAGGAAGGCGGTGCCATTCCCGAAGACCCGCAGCTCCGCGACGAGCTGCAGGCACCGGAAACGGTGGCGCGCTTGGACGGCAAGATCCAGATCGAATCGAAGAAGGACATGAAGCGCCGCGGCATGCCGAGCCCCAACCGGGCCGACTCGCTGGTGATCTCGTTCGCATACCCGGTCATGGCCAAGCCACGGCACCCCGACGGGTCGCCTGTCCAGCCCTATGACCATGCCGACCAGCAGGCCGGCGAGCCCTATAACCCGTTGGCCTGAAGGAACCCACATGTGCAACTCCGCCCCCAAGGTGAAGCCGGTCGCAGCCCCACCCGAGGTGGGTGTCGAGTCGATCGATGATGCTGCAATCAACGAGCGCGACCGCGAACGCCAGCGGCAGCGCCTGCGCTACGGCCGCACATCCACGATCTTGGCCGGCGACACCAGCTCGGCCATGCCGACCGCCTCGGTCAAGACGGCGCTGGGAGGCTGACGACATGTGCACCACGCGCCAGGTGATCGACCCGGGTGGCCTGCTGTTCGGCGACAAGACGGCCAAGTACGCCGACCCGCTGGGCATCACCAAGACCGCCGTGGGTGACCCGACCGGCACCGTGCGCCGTGAGCGCAAGAAGGTCGAGGACGAGCGCAAGACCTTCCAGCGCAGCGGCGTCACCTCAGTGGCATACCGCTCCGCTGCACCTACCACCGCGCTGGGCGGCACCGCTCCGCGCACCACCCTGCTGGGGGGAGGCTGATGGACATTGTGGAGCTGTATGCGCACTGCAGGCGGCGCAAGGCAGCGCTGAAGGAGGCCCAGAACGACTGGACCTCACTGTGGCGCCAGACGTCGGAATACATCGACCCGACCCGTGGCCGGTTCTACGGCGACCAGGATGACAAGCCGCGCAAGCGGAATTGGTCGAAGGTGATCAACAGCACCGCAACCGATGCATTGGGCGTGATGGCCGCCGGCATGATGTCGCACATGACGCCCAAGGCCCAGCCGTGGTTCAAGGTGACCACGCCTGACACTGCGACCTCCGAGCTGTTCGGCGTCCGGGTGTGGCTGGACGAGGTGGCCCAGGAGATCCGCGACACGCTGGCCAGCAGCAACTTCTACAAGGCAATGCCGGTGGTGTACGCCGAGGATGGCCTTTTCGGCACCGCGCCCATGCTGGTGGTGGAAGACTCCCGCGAGGTCGTGCGGTTCTACGCCCTGACCGCCGGCAACTACGCTGTGGGTCTGGACGATCAGGGCCGCGTCGACTCGTTGTGGCGCCGCTACTCCAAGACGGCACGCCAGCTGGAGCAGCGGTACGGCAGGGACGGGCTGCCGCCTGTCGTGCGTGACGCACTGCCGAAGAACGGTGACCAGAAGTTCTGGGTGGAATCGCTGATCGAGCCCAACCCTGACGAGCGGCCCGGCATCGGCCCGCTGGGCCTGCAGGCTCCGCGCTTCCGGCCATACCGCGAGGTGGTCTGGATCGACGGCGCGGCCAACGGCCAGAACGGCGTGATCAACATCGGTGGCCACTACGAAGCCCCGTTCGTGGTGGCACGCTGGAACCCCGTTGCGGAGGACATCTACTCAGCCTGCCCGGCGATCAACTGCCTGGGCGACGTGAAGCAGCTGCAGTACCTGGAAGGCGAAAAGCTGCGCCTGATGGAGCAGATGTCCGATCCGACGCTGGCGGTGCCGGAGAGCCTGAAGCGAACCGGTGGCGCAAGGCTGCGGAAGGGCGGCCAGATCTACCTGCCGGAAGGAACTGCCAATGCCAGCATCGCCCCGGCGTACATGCCGGATGCCCGAGGCCTGGCGCAGATCCGCGAGGAAATCGCCACGGTCGAACAGCGGATCCAGCGGGCGTTCTTCTACCAGCTGTTCCTGATGCTGGAAGCACTGGGCGACAAGACCGACCGCACGGCCACCGAGATCGTGACCCGCAAGGAGGAGAAGGCTGCGGTGCTGGCGCCGACGCTGGAATCCATCACGGACGAAGTGCTCGATCCGGTTGTGGTTCGCGTGTTCCGGCTGCTGGAGCGTGCCGGGCGTATCCCCGAGCCGCCGCAGGTTCTGGCCAACGTGCCGCTGAAGATCGAGTACACCAGCATCCTGGCGCAGGCAGCGAAGGCCGCAGCAGTGGGCTCGATCGAGCGCACCATGACGTTCGTGGCAAACGTGGCACAGGCCACCGGCGACCCGTCAGTGATGGACAAGCTGGACAGCGACCAGGTCGTCGACGAGTACACCGCAGCCGTGGGCGGCCCGGCCTCGATCATTCGCAGCGACGACGCGGTGGCGCAGATTCGCGCTGACCGCGCTCAGCAGCAGCGGCAGCAGCAACTGGCCGCATCTGCGCAGCCGCTGAAGGATGCGAGCCAAGCCCTGAAGACCGCGGGCGAGACGGTGCCCGAGGAAGGCTCGGCCGCTCAGGCACTGATTGATGCCATGCAGGGGGCTGCATGAAGCGCCCCGGCATGGATCCGCGCGAGGAGGAGCAGCGCCGGCAGGCCGAGCGCCTGGCCAGCCTGCAGGACACCCAGCTGCGCGAGGACGTGCGCAACGTGCTGGCTGACCCTGCCAGCCGCCGCCTGGTGTGGACGTTCATCGAGGCCATGGACGTGGACGGCACCGCCTTCAACACGAACGCCATGGCCCAGTCCCGAAAGATCGGACGGCAAGAGGCCGGCCAGTGGTGGCTGCGTGCCATCCGCGACAGCTGCCCCGAGCGCGAGGCACAGATGCGCGCCGAGGCGAACAGTTCAATGAAGCGGCTGCAGTCGCAGCTGCAGCAAACCGAGGAAAGCGACGATGAGTGACACCACCACCACGGCCAGCAACCCCAATCCTGGCGAAGGCGGAACTACGACCACCGCAACCGACACGCAGCAGGTTCCCAACGGCAGCACGCCGCCGGCAACCGATGGCGGTGGTGACGGTGGTGCACCGGGCGGTAACGGTCAGCCGGCCAAGGTCGAAGACGGCGGTGATGCCGGCAAGGCCAAGACCGACGACACCAAGACTGCACCGGAGCAGTACGGCGAGTTCAACCTGCCGGACGGGTTCAGCCTGGAAGGCAATCGGCTGGGCGCGGCCACCGAGTTCTTCAAGGCCAAGGGCTGGACGCAGGATCAGGCCCAGGAGGCCATCGACCTGTACACCCGCATGGCCGGCGAAGATGCGGCTGCGATGCAGCAGGCTGTCGAAGCACAGCGCCTGCAGCAGGTTGAGCAGTGGGGCGTGGACGCCAAACAGCAGTTGGGCGCCAAGTACGACGAAACCGTCGGCCTGGCCACCACCGCAGTGAAGGCCATCAATGACCCCGAACTGACCAAGGCGTTCAACGAGCTTGGCTGGGGCAACCACCCGACCATGATCAAGGCGTTCGCCTTCTTCGGCGAGTTCCTGCGCGACAGCAAGATCGACGGCCTGGGCGGCACCACCGCGTCGGGGCCGGGCGCTGCCAGCGATCCGAAGTCGGTGCTTTACGGCGGCTGATCCCCGCCAGAACCAACCCCATCAACCAGCCGCCGCAAGGCGGTTTTTTCGTATCTGGAGAGACCAACAATGTCGACCATCGGCAATACCTACCTGACCCTGGCGGACGTGTTCAAGCGCACCGATGCCGACAAGCAGATCGCTGCGGTGATCGAGCTGCTGGCGCAGGACAACCCGATCCTGGCGGACATGATCGTCAAGGAAGCCAACGACGGCACCACGCACCTGACCACCGTGCGCACCGGCATCCCCGAGGGCACCTGGCGCATGCTGTACCAGGGCGTCCAGCCCACCAAGTCGACCACTGCCCAGGTGCGCGATGCCACCGGCATGATCGAGGCCTGGAGCGAGATCGACGAGAAGCTGGTGCGCATGACCCAGGACTCGGCAGGCCTGCGCCTGTCCGAGGCCCAGGCGTTCCTCGAAGGCCTGAACCAGGGCGTGGCCACCTCGATGTTCTACGGTGACCAGGCCACCTCGCCGGCGAAGTTCACCGGGCTGGCCCCGCGCTTCAACAAGCTGGCCAACAGCGGCTCGGGCGCGCAGATCGTAGACGCCGGCGGCACCGGCTCGGACAACACCTCGATCTGGTTCGTGGTCTGGGGCGAGAACACCGTCCACGGCCTGTACCCGAAGGGCAGCAAGGCCGGCATCACCCGCGAAGACAAGGGCGTGCAGACCAAGACCAACCCCGATGGCTCGGTGCTGGATGTGGTGCGTGAAAAGTTCCAGTGGGACATCGGCCTGTCGGTGCGCGATTACCGCTACGTCTCGCGCATTGCCAACATCGACGTATCGGACGTCCAGGCCGGCACGCTGAATCTCTACAACTTCATGCGTAAGGCGTACTACAAGCTGAAGCAGCGCCGCGTCATGGGGGGCCGTGCGGCCATCTACCTCAACACCGACATGCTGGAAGCGCTGGACGCTCTGGCCACCAACAACGGCACCACCGACAACTTCGTGCGCCTGACCCGCAAGGAGATCGAGGGCGAGGAAGTGCTGACCTATCGCGGCATCCCGCTGCGCGAGTCGGATGCGCTGCTGAACACCGAAGCCCGGGTCGTCTGATCCGCCGCCACTGAATCGGGCGCGCGGGCTCCGGCCCCGCTCCCTTCCGCAATCCAAGGAGCAAACCACCATGATCTTCGATCAGCAGAACCTGTTCTCGAACGCACAGTCGGTGCTGGCGAGCGCAGCGTCCACCAACGTCATCGACCTGGGTGCCACTGGCACGGTGGAGGGCGAGGGCGCCCCCATCAAGCGCGACATCGGCCCGGGCACCCCGATCCCCCTGCGTGTGCAGGTGGTGGAGGGCTTCAACAACGCCACCAGCCTGCAGGTCGAGCTGCAGGTGTCGGCCACCGAGAACTTCGCCGCCCCGGTGACCGTCGGCTCGCAGACCAAGCTGCTGGCTGACCTGGCCGCAGGCTCGGTGTTCGGCGGTCTGTACTACGTGCCGCGTGGCACCAACCTGCGCTATGTCCGCCTGAACTACACCCTGGTGGGCACCGCGCCGACCACGGGCAAGATCACCGCGGGCATCGTCGCCGGCCACCAGGAGAACAACCTGTGACCGGCCTGCGCGTGCGCGCGACCCGGCGCGGATTCTTCGGGAAGACCCGCGAAGTGGGCGACGAGTTCGAGATCGCCAGCAAGGAACAGCTGGGCTCCTGGATGGAGCAGATCGGCGGCAAGAGCGTGGCCGAGAAGTCGGCGACGCCGACGGACCCGTTCCTGGCCCGTAACGCTGACCTGATCAAGGCGGATCTGGCCGCCCTGAGCGTCGAGCAGCTGGTCGCCTACCGCGAGCAGGAAGCTGCTGCCGAGAAGCCCCGCAAGGGCGTCATCGAGGCGATCGACGCGGCCGTGGCCGAGAAGTCGGCGAACGCCTGACGGCAACCACCGGGGGCGCCTTCGGGCGCCCCCACTACCGGAGCGGCACATGAAGCTCGTATCCATGAAGAAGGAAGGCAGCCACGACCACGGCTGCAGCTGCTGCGACGCATCGCCGTCTGGCTGCAGCGAGCCGGACTACCCCTGGGGTCTGCGCCTCAACCTCGACGAGGACCAGATCGCGGCGCTGGGCATCAAGCAGCTGCCGGCGTCGGGCGCTCCCGTAGGCATCGAGGCCACCGCGCTGGTGGTATCGCTCGGCGAGGAAACGCGCGATGGCAAGGTTCATCGCCGCCTGGAGCTGCAGATCACTGATCTGGCACTCGCTGCCGCGCCGGCGTCCAAGCACACCGAAGTGCTGTACCCGAACGGTGAGGCCTAAGCCATGACCTCCCAGGTCCAAATCTGCAACCTGGCCCTGGGCAAGCTGGCCCAGGACATCACGATCACCTCGCTTACCGAGCGCTCGAAAGAGGCACGGGCGTTCTCGCGGCTGTGGGAGCCCATGCGCGACTTGGTGCTGGCCGACCGGCTGTGGCCGTGGGCGATGAAGACGCAGCGGCTGGCGGTCGACGCTGAGGCGCCAATGCCCGGCTGGGAGATCCGCTACGCACGCCCCAGCGACTGCATCACTGCCGTGGCGGTCACCGGCGAGCAGGGGCTGCACGCTGGTCGGCGGCTTTCCAGCTGGTGCGATGACAGGTTCGTTCGAGCCCACGGCATCCAGTTCGAGCAGGCCATGGGCGAGCAGGGCACCACGCTGCTGTGCGACCAAGCCGAGGCGTGGCTGGTGTACGTGGCGCGCGTCGAAGACCCCGAGCGCTTCCCGGCCCACTTCGTGGATGCCCTTGCCTGCAAGCTGGCAGAGGAAGCCGCCCCGACGATCATCGGCGGCAATGGCTTCTCCAACAAATCCGGTCTGAAGCAGCTGTACCAGGTGGCCCTGAGCCAAGCCGCAGCACACGACTTCAACGAGGCCGACGAGGACGGGCACCAGCCCTCGATGGCCCAGATGGCGAGGGGCTGACATGCCGCGCATCCTTCAACCCAGCATGTCCGGCGGCGAGCTGTCGCCCGGGCTGCATGGCCGTGTGGACATGGTGCGCCACGCGATCAGCCTGAAGACGGCCCGCAACGTCATCACCAAGCCCACAGGGGGCGCGGTGAAGCGTCCGGGCTTGATCTTCCGCGGTGCGGTAAAGCACGCGGACCGGGACACACGCTTGGTGCCATTCATCTATTCGACGGTCGTCAACTACTTGATCGAGATGGGCGACGGCTACCTGCGGTTCTGGGTCGACGGGGCACTGCTTCGTGACAGCGGCGGCGCCATTGTGGAGGTGGCCACGCCGTACACCGGAACGCTGATCTACGACGTGCGTTTCACCCAATCGGCCGACATCTTGTATCTGGTGCACCCGTGGATCCCGCCGAAGGAACTGCGACGCACCGCGGCCGACAGCTTCGTGCTGCGTGACTTCGTGTTCCGCCGCGGCCCGTTCCGGCCGTTCAACACTGACGAGGCAGCACTGCTGGCGGTGTCAGGCGTACAGGGCGTGGTCACGGTCACCACCAACGTGGCCACCTTTACCCCGGAAATGGTCGGGTCGTTGATCTACGCCGAGGAGAAGGAACTGCGCTCGGTGAAGCCCTGGGTGGCTGCCGAGAAGAACGTGCCGCTCAACGCACTGCGCCGTAGCGACCAGAAGGTCTACCGCGCTGTGAGCGTTCCTGTCTTGGCCGGTCTGGAAGGCGAGAAACCCTACTACGTCTGCGGCAGCGTGCGGCCCGTGCACGACGTGGGCCGTGCCTTCGACGGTCCGCAGGACGTCAAGGACGACGGGGTGCAGGAGTACGTGGTCGGCGTGGAGTGGGAATACGTGCACGGTGGCTTCGGCATCGCCGAGATCACCGCGTTCACCAGCCCTTATGAGGTCACCGCCACGGTGATCGAACGGATGCCCGACAGCATCATCGGCACCGCGCCGCCGCCGGTGGCCGGCCCGTGGACCTTCGACGGGGACAGCACCACCACCGAGTTCAGCATCACCGGCGCCACCAGCGATTCCTACCTGGACTACCGAGTGACCATCAACGGTGTCCCGGTCCAGTCGAACCCGTATTACCCAGGCGGCAGCGGCACCGGTGGCACCAGCACCGGGGGCATCGGCCGCGGCAACTCGAACGTGCAGGAGGCCATGTAATGGCACAGGGCTGGACCATCAACAGGGCTGCCGGGAAGATCAACTTCTTCGAGCCGCCGCCGACCGGCACCGGCAACATCGTCGTCACCCAGTACGCGGCAGGTGCCGTGGGTGGTACCGACGTGTGGGCCGTGGGCGCCTTCTCCTACCGCTACGGCTACCCGGGCGAGATCGAGTTCTACGCCGACCGCCTGTGGCTTGCCGGCACGCCTGGCGACCCGCAGACGGTGTGGGCGTCGAACATCGGTGACTACAACAACTTCGGCCGCAGCTCGCCCATCGTCGACAGCGATGCTGTGTCCTTCACCATCAACGCGCGGCAGGTCAACGCCATCCGGGATCTGGTGCCGCTGGACAACCTCCTGGTGCTGACCACCGGCGGCGAATGGAAGGTGACCGGCGGCCAGGATGATGTGGTGACGCCCAGCACCATCGGCATCAAGCCGCAGTCCAGCTATGGCACCGGTGACCTGCAGGCACGCGTGCTCGGCGAGTCGGCCATCTTCCTGCAGGGCCAGGGGCAGCGCGTCCGCGACCTCGCCTATCAGTTCGAGAAGGACGGCTTCCGCGGCAACGACATCAGCATCTGGGCGGATCACCTCACTGAGGGTTACAGCTTCCGCGGCATCGAGTTCAGCACCGCGCCGTGGCCCATCGTGTGGCTGCCGCGCAGTGACGGCGTGCTGGTGGGCTGCACCTATCTGCCCGAGCAAGAAGTAACCGGCTGGCATCGGCACGACACCGGACGCGACCTCAACGACCCGACCAAGGGCGACGGCGTTGTGCTGGATGTGTGCTGTCTGCCAGGCGAATTTGAGACGCAGACCTATGCTCTGGTGCGCCGGCAGGTCGATGGCCAGACGGTCCAGTACATCGAGCAGATGGCTCCGACCAGGTACGACGACCCGCTCGATTGGAAGTACGCCGACAGCCTGCTGACCTTCGACGGTCGCAACAAGGCAGGCACGTCCATCGCGCTGTCCAGCCCCAGCGGCTGGACCGAGGGCGTCGACATCACGGCGACAGCAAGCGATCCGATCTTTGGCGGCATCGGCGATGTGGGCGACATCCTGCTGCTGGTGGCCGGAAGCGATAGGGTGCGCGTGCGCATCGCCGCAGTGGTTTCCAGCACTGTGGTCACGGTGGAGTCGATCGGTACCGTGCCGATCCCACTGCGGGGCGCACCGGTCCAGAACTGGACGTTCCAGCGCAGCACGATCTCTGGCGTGGATCACCTCGAAGGCAAGGCCGTCGTGGCGCTGGTTGATGGCAGCGTGCAACGCGATCTGCAGGTGGTCGGCGGCGTGGTCGAGCTGCAGCGGCCTGGCGGCGTGGTTCACGTTGGCCTGCCGTATGCCGCACACATCGAAACCCTGGAGGTCAACTCCAACGGTGGCGATCCGCTGCGGCCCATGAAAAAACTGATGTTCGAGGTGGCGCTGCTGGTGCGCGAAACGCGAGGTGTCTACGTGGGCACGACTCTCGACACACTCGATCCGATCGCCCAGCGCGAGTTCGAAGACTACGACGAGCCGACGAACGCCTACACGGGCGTGCTGCGCAAGAACATGAGCTGCCAGTGGGGCATCGATTCCGGTCACTTCCACATCTTCAGCGACGATCCCCTGCCCATGGAGATCCTGTCCCTGATGCCGCAGGTGGTGGCGTCCCCATGAGGATCATCGCCGAGCTGGTGCCGGCAGATGCCGGCCATATCGACGCGATTGCAGCAGCGGCGCGGCCGGCTGACGTGGCCGAGTTGTGGGCATGCGCCCGCACCAGCCCAGCCGAGGCCCTATACCGGGGCCTGGCCGGCAGCGCCGAGGCATGGACGGCCATGGTGGGAGGCGTGCCGGTGTGCATGTTTGGCGCCACGCCTTACTCGATCTTGGGTGGCATCGGCACGCCCTGGATGGTGGGCTCGACCGGCCTCAACCCGCTGGCTGTCCAGAAAGAGTTGCTGCGCCTCTCTCGACCAGCGCTGGCCCGCATGCAGCAGGCGTTCCCATCGATGTTGTTCAACGTTGCCGACCAGCGCAACGACGCCGCGCTGCGCTGGCTGAGCTGGCTCGGTTTCCGATTCCTGGCGCCGGTTCCGGTTGGGCCGGACAGCACCCCCTTCATTCCGTTCTACTGGAGCGCTGATCATGTGTAATCCCGCCATTGCCCTACTGGCCACGACCCTGGTCACAGGCGCGTATCAGGCCGATCAGCAGCGAAAGCAGGGCGAAGCCAATGCGCAGATCGCCGAGAACAACGCAACGCTCGCCCAGCAGGACGCCGACTCCAGCAATGCGCTTGCCACCCGCGAGATGGAACAGCAGGCATGGCGCACGCGTGTTGCCCTCGGCCAGCAGCGTGCAGCCATCGCCGCCAACAATGTCGACCCGACGCTGGGCACGCCGGCGGAGATCCTGGGCGAAACCGCGATGTTCGGCGAGGTGGACCAGCAAACCATCCGCATGAACGCCGCACGCCAGGCCTGGGGTTTCAATGCGCAGGCGCAGAACCAGCGCACCCAGGCGGACCTTTCGCGCTGGAGCGGGAAGTCACAGGCGACCGGCACCATTCTGGGCTCGCTGGCCAGTGCTGCCAGCATGGGCATGGGTGGGATGGGAGGCATGCGCGGCGCCGGCAGGTCGGCTGTTGGCTCGCGGACAACCGGCACCATCAGTAACGGTGGCTGGACTGGAGGCTACGCCTGATGGCCACCTTGATTCCGCGTACCAGCGGCCCGCAGGTACAGGCGCAATTTGGCCCGCAGGTTCGCAACACTGCCCAGGTCGACCTGTCGCCCTCGATTCGGGCGGCCGGCCTGGTTGGCCAGGCTGCGTCCGATCTGTTCCAGCAGCAGAAGAACAGGGCCGACCTCACCGCGGTGATGGAGGCCCGACGAGAACTGTCGGACTGGGAGGGCGCGACCTTCAACCCGGCCAACGCTGATGGCATTGCCAAGTACCAGGGCAAGAACGCCCTGCAGGCGCATGACGCGCTGCTCGGTGATCTCGACCAGCGGGTGTCGGCTATCCGCGGACGGCTGTCGCCCGAGCAGCAGCAGCGGTTCGATCAGGTGTCGTTCTCCTTCCGAGACTCTGTGCAGGGCCGGCTGAACAACTACGCCGACCGCGAGTACAGCGCCTACGAGGCGACCGAGCGCAAGGCGACGATCGACAACATCGGCCAGGATGCCGTCAGCGCCGGCATGTCCGGGGACTACGGATTGGCCGACGTGCGGCTGCAGGAGGCCGTCGGCATCGCCAGCGCTGCCTACCAGACGCAGGGCATGGGGGCCGAAGCGATCAAGGCCAGCGAGCGCGGCATCGTGTCGTCCGTCCGCAAGCAGACTGCCACGGCAATGGCCACGCGCGACCCGTTCGCCGCGGAGGATTACTACCACCGCTATGCGGACCAGATGACGCCGGAAGACCGGGCGCAGGTCGAGCGCACGCTCTACCCGGTCGTGAAGGACCGCGCAGCCTACGAGCTGGCCAACTCCCTGGCCGACGGCCGTGGCGCCATCGAGCCGCTGCCGGCACCCACTGCACGTGGCAAGCCGTCCCCGGCCATCGCGAAGGCTATCGATGACGCAGCAAAGGCCGAGGGCCTGGACGCAGCCGGGCGCGCTGACCTGTACGCGCTGGCCGAGCAGGAATCAGGGTTCCGTGCCGACGCAGTGAACCCGGAGGTTCTGGACGATGGTGACCAGGCTACCGGCCTGTTCCAGTACCGCTCCACCAGCGCCGGCGGCATCGATCGTAAGGACGCTGCTGCATCGGCACGCCGTGCTGCGCGCGAGTACAAGGAACGGCTGGCAAAGGGTGGCCGTCAGTTCGCCATTGCCGCGCACTTCGCCGGTGAGGGCGGGGCCGACGCCGTGGTGAACCGAGGCCGGTCCGCCCAGAACCCGAAGACCGCACTGTATGTGCGCCAGGTGCTGGGCCGTTCCGCACGTTGGGCGTCGGATGGCGGACAGGTTGCCGCTGCACCTGCACCGACTGCGGCTGCGGCGTCGGCGGTGCCGGCCACTCTGGCGGATGCGATCGCGGCCATCCCGCGCACCATGGCGCCGGATCAGCGCGCCGCCACCGAGGGTTACCTGCGCGACATCTTCGCCCAGCGCAAGGACCGCATCGAGCAGGCCAAGAAGCAGGCCGCCATGTCGATCTACGACAAGGTGACTGCCGCCGGCGCGAGTGCTCCGCTGTCGTCGGTGCTGGCGCCGGCAGAACTGGCTCTGGTTGGCCAAGATTCCAGCCTGAGCGAATCCATCAACCGCTACCGGAAACTGATCGCCGAAGGCGGCGTGATCCAGGATGACCCGGCCACGCTGGACAGTCTGCAGCGGATGCAGGCCCTGAGCCCTGCGCAGTTCGCCAAGGTTCCGCTCGGCCACTACGCCGACAAGCTCAGCGGGAAGACGCTGAAGTCGCTCGCCGAAGACCAGACCAAGGCAAACGACCCCGCCAAGCGCGCGGACTGGATGACCGACAACGAGCGGCTGGAGCGCGGGTTTCAAATGCTCGGCTTCGGCAAAGACACCGACATCACCGGCAGCGGATCCCAGGCCAAGAACGCTCCACGCGACAGCCTGCGTGGTGAGTTCCGCATCGCCTACCAAAACGCGCAGACAGCGTTCGTGCAGAGCACGGGCAAGAAGCCGACCCCGGAGCAGGCCGACGTGCTGCTTTCGGCCACGGCCAAGCAGTTCGCCCAGAACCTGCAGGCCGGCCGCCTTGGTGCGGTGCAGGAGGAGGGCGGCAAGTTCAAGAACAACCCGAGGGTGAAGACCGGTCTCTACAGCAGCGCGGCGCAGTTCGATCTGCAGGTGAGCCAGGCCGACCGTGACGCCATTCGAGGCGCGTATGCCGATAAGTACGGCCGGCCGCCTACCGATGCTTGGGTTACGCAGTACCTCGCGCGCAAGAGCCAAGGAGCCAAGAAGTGATCGACAACGTGCTGGAAGGCTTCGACGAGCTGTCGGACGAAATCGAGACTACCCGCCAGGTCACGCTGCGCAGCGCTTACACCGGCACCGGCCAGAAGCCGGAGGAAGCCGCGCGCGCGAACCGGCTGTCGGACCAGCTTGGCCAGCCGTTCGGTGTCGTCGCTGCGAACCTCGGTGACTACGAGCAGGACGCCCGCCGTCTGGAGATCGACGAAGCGGGCCGGCAGTCGCCGCATGTCGGCGACTTCCTGGCCGACCCGCGGCGCATGGCCTTGTCCAGCGATGAGGCGCCGAAGCTGGCCACCTATGCCAACGCGCTGGTGACCGGTGAGGCGCGCGCCACTGCCGAGCCGAACATCCTGGAACAGGTGATCGGCGGTGTGATCAGCGGTTGGCAACGCGGCAAGGCGAATGCGCTTTCGCTGCTGCCGGATGGACCGGCGGTGATGGACCCGGCCACGGGCCGACTGACCACGGACCGCTCGGCCGAGGAAGCTGCATTGCGCGCTGATCAGGAGCGCAAGGCCCAGGCTGCGGACGTGACCAGCGCCAGCACCGACCGTGGATTCCAGGCCTTCGACCGCGCGAACCAGGCCGGCAGCTTCGGTGGCGCTGTGCGCGAACTGGCCAGCGGCGGCACAGACACGCTCGGCGCCATTGCCGTCACCCTGGGTCAGTCGATTGGCATGGGCGCACCCGGCCTCGCGCTTACTGCATCTACTGGCGGCGGCAGCCGCGTCGTCACCGCAGCCTCGGCCGGTACCGGATCGGGCCTGACCGAGTTCGGCGCCAGCATCGCTGATGCCATGCAGGACGCGAAGGTGGACCCCACCGACGCCTATGCAGTGGGTCAGTTCCTGCGCGACCCGCAGAAGATGGCTGCTGCACGCGAGAAGGCAGCAAAGCGCGGCGTGGCCATCGGCGTGTTCGACGCGCTGACGGCCGGCGTGGCCGGTCATTTCATCAACAACGCCCGACGCAGTGCATCCTCGGCCGTGCTGCGCACCGGCGCCGAGGCTGGCGTGCAGCTGGCGGGCGGCGCTGCCGGCGAGGCAACGGCGCAGCTGCTGACCGAGGAACGCCTGAAGTGGGGCGACATCATCATGGAAGGCCTGGCCGAGGTGCCGACCGGCGCGGTCGAGGTCCACGCCAACTATCGTGCAGCGAAAGCGTCTGGCCAGGTGCGTTGGATCAACGAGCGCCTGGGCCAGGTGATGGACTCCGGGGACGCGAACGAGCGCCTGCGCGCCGCCACCGAGTTGGCCGCCGACCTGAAGCTGGGCGAGCGCTCGCCGGAGGACATGAAAGCGCTGACCGCGCAGGTGGCCGGCGACGACGCGCGGGTGTATCTGGACGCTGAGCAGGCGCAGACGCTGTTCCAGTCCGCGCCGCAGGTGTTGCAGGACATGGTGGGCGGCGAGTCGGCGCTGGCGGAGCAACTGGCCACCGGCCAGGTCGTGATCCCGATGGCCGAGTGGATGGCTGCCGTGCCGCGCCTGCCGAATCGGGACGAGATCCTGCGCAACGCCCGAACCACGGCAGAGGGCTTGTCGCCAGCAGAACTGGAGACGCTGGACATCGATGCCATGGCGCGCGAGCTGGGCGTGCCGCTCGATGCGCCCGCGCCGGATGCTGCTGCGGCAAGCGCCCGCGCGCAGGTGCAGCAGTCGGTCATGGCCCAGCTGGTCGGTACCGATCGCTACACGCCCGCGCAGGCGGAGAGCCAGGCGCAGTTGTGGGGAGCGATGTTCGGCCGGCTGGGCGAGGTGACTGGCCAGGATCCGGTGGCGCTGTACGAGCGCTACGCGGCGGGCATTGAGGCGGCAGAAGCACCTGCCGAGGGCGCGGAAGCGCAGCCGCGCACGCTGATGCAGAGGGGCATGGACGCGCTGCGCAGCCTGTTCGGCCGACCGCAGGTGGCCACAGATGGCCGCGGCCAGCAGACCATCGAGCGCGAGGGCAACGCCTACGTGCAGCGTGCCGGGCAGTGGCTGCTGGCGGACGACCAGGGCCAGGCCCGTGACTTCCTGACGCTGGACCAGGCGCGAATCGAAGCCGAGCGCACTGGCGGCGAGATCGTGCAGGATGACCCGATCGAAGGCCAGCGGCAGACCTGGAGCGTGGCACTGCCCGAAACCGCCGCACGCGAGGTGCTGGCCGGCGACATCTTGTTCCAAGGCGGAGCAGCCCCGCGCGGTCAGATCCAGATCGGGCCCGACCGGGCCATGCAGATCAGCCTGTTCAAAGGCGCGGACCTGTCGACGTTCCTGCACGAATCCGGGCATTTCTTCCTGGAGGTGTACCGGGACGTGGCCACGGCCGAAGATGCCGCGCCGCAGTTGCGGTCCGACCTCGACGCCCTGCTGAAGTGGTTCGGCGTCGAGTCGGCGGACCAGATCGGCGTCGACCAGCACGAACAGTTCGCCCGCGGCTTCGAGGCCTATCTGGGCGAGGGCAAGGCGCCGACGCCTGAGCTGCAGTCGGTGTTCAGCCAGTTCAAGCAGTGGATCCTCGGCATCTACCGCAGCCTGCAGAATCTGGACGTCGAGCTGACCGACGAAGTGCGCGGTGTCTTCGACCGCATGCTGGCCAGCCAGGAGGAGATCGAGGCGGCGCAGGCACGTGTCGGGTTCGAGCCCATTGCGCGGGACTTGGCCGAAGCGCAGGCGCTGGGCATGACCGAGCGCCAGTTCGCCGACTACCAAGCGCAGGTCGCCGCAGCACGCGAGCAGGCTGAGGCTGACCTGATGGCACAGCTGCAGGAGGCCGATGCACGCGCCCGGGAACGCTGGTGGAAGGACGAGTTGGGCACCATTCGCAGCGAGGTCGAGGCTGAAGTCGAGGCCACGCCGATCGTGCGCGCCTACCGTGTTCTGACCGGACGGAAGGAGGCCGGCGGCGAGCCCGTGCCGGAGCAGCTGCAGGGAATGAAGCTGGACCGTGCAGTGCTGGCAGCCACCTACGGTGATGGGCTCCTGGACAAGATGGGCCGGGTGTACGCGAGGAAGGGCGGCACGCACCCCGACGAGGCAGCGGCGCTGCTGGGCTTCAGTTCTGGCGACGAGCTGGTGCAGGGCCTGTGGACCGTGCGCCAGACCCTGGCAGGTGTGGGCGCCGAGGCTGACGCCCGCATGCAGGCACGGCATGGTGAGCCGATGACCGACGGAACCTTGCCGCAGCGGGCGCTGGATGCGGTCCATGGCAGCCGCAAGATCCAGCTGCTGGAACGAGAGCTGGGTGTGCTGGCGGACCTGGCGCGTGAGCCGCGGCCGAACCGGCGCGAGTTGAAGGCAGTGGCCGAGGCAGTTCTATCCACGAAGACGGCGCGCCAGATCCGTCCGAACGAGTACCTGGTCGCCGAACGCAAGGCGGCGCGCGCGGCGGCACAGGCAGCGACGAAAGGCCGGTACGGCGAGGCGCTGCAGGCGAAGCGGCAGCAGGCTTTGAACGCGGTGCTCTTCGCTGAGGCCCGGGCGGTGCAGCAGGAGGTCGAGTCCAAGGTCGGTCTCATTCGCCGGCAGATGACCCCGAAGGCGCGCGAGCGGCTGGGCAAGGCCGGCGCCGACTACCTGGAGGCCATGGACACCATCGCCGACAGCTACGAGTTCCGCGACGTTTCCGGCCGCACGGTGGCCCGCCGGCAGAGCCTGCGGCAATGGGTGGAAGCACGGCAGGCCGAGGATGACCTGACCGCGATCAGTGACGCACTGCTGGCCAGGGTGGAAGCGGAGAGCGTGACCAACTACGCCGATCTGCCGATCACCGAGTTCCGCGAGCTGCACGACGCGGTGACCAACATCGCGCGCTTGGCCAAGCTGAAGAACCAGCTGCTGGGCAACAAGGATCAACGCGATTGGGAGAGCGCGCAGGCGGAGCTGGCCGGCGCAATCCGTGGCGCGATCGCCGAAGGTAAGCCGTTGCCCCTGTCCGATGCAGACCTGACCGCGATGCAGAAAGTGGGTGCGACCTACACCGGCCTGATGGACTGGGTGCTTCGCCCGGAGACCGTTGTGGAATGGCTGGATGGCGGCGAGACGGGGCCGTGGCATGACTTCCTCTGGAACCAGGCAGAGGCCGCCCAGCAGCAGCGGATCGAGCTGCGCAATCGCGTCGGCGGAATGCTGGAGCAGACCATGAAGGCGCTGACGCCGGCGCAGCGGGCGGACCTGAATCGCCTGGTGTACGTGCCCAGCCTCGGCCGGTCGCTGTCCAAGAACACCATCGTGGCGATGGCGCTCAACCTCGGCAACGCCGGTAACCGCGACAAACTGATGCGTGGCGGGTTCATTGGCAAGAACGCCGAGGTGGTCCAGTTCACCCCGCAGAACATCGCGGAAATGTTGGGCCACCTCACCACGGCCGATGCGCAGATGGTGCAGGGCATCTGGGATGCGGTGAACAGCCTGTGGCCAGACATCGTGGAGCAGCAGCGCCGGCTGTCCGGTGTCGCGCCGGAGCAGGTCGAGCCGATGCCGCTGATGTTCACCGCTGCCGATGGCTCGATGGTCAGCCTGCGCGGCGGTTACTACCCCGCGGTGTACGACCCCCGTGCCGGCGCTGGCGGCGTCAAGCAGGCGCGCGCGGCGGAGGAACAGATCATGGGCGGCACCTTCAGCCGTGCCATGACCAGCAAGGGGCACACGAAAGAACGCACTGAGTACGCGGCGCCGATGCTGCTGGACTACCACCGCGTGCTGTCGCGCCACCTCAATGACGTGATCACTGACGTGTCGCACCGCGGCTACGTGAAGCAGGCGCTGCGTGTGCTGGAGGACCAGGAACTGAAGAACCTGATCCAGCAGCGGCTGTCGGAGGGGGCATATCACGCCCTTTACGGCAGCGTGAAGAATGCTGTGCGCGGCGCGTCCGTTTCCGAGCCGGGCTCAAGCATGGCCGAGAAGATTGGTGATGCTGTGCTGACGAACACCGCAGTGGCCGCGCTGGGTTTCCGGCTGCCGCTGGTTTTCGCCAACACCGTGGTGGCGCCTATCCAGGCGGCTGCCCGCGTCGATCCGAAGTATCTGGCCACCGGCTATGCGGCGTACTACCGCGGCCCGAGCAAGATGACGGAGATGATCCACTCGCTGTCGCCCTTCATGGAGGAGCGCGCCAACTCCCTGGATTCGTCCTACCAGGTGGTGCTGGGCAAGCTGTCGGGGAAGCGCGGCATCCGCGCGGCAGCCATGAAGATGGCCATGGAGGTCCACCGCTGGACGGTGCCGCTGGCCGAACGAGCCATCTGGCTGGGGCGGTACCAGCAGGCTCAGGCGCAGGGCGTCAGCATCGACGAGGCCGTTCGCCTGGCCGACAAGTCGATCCGCACCACCCAGCAGGCTGGCGCGCCGAAGGATCTCAGCGCCGCCGAGCGCGATCCCCGCTACAAGTGGGTCCGCATGTTCATCGGCCCGATGATCATCATGAACAACCGTCTGCAGGAATCTGGCCTGCGCGGCCTGTACCTGGGGCGCGTCCAGTCCCCGGCCCGGGCGCTGGGCACCTGGTTGTCGGCCGGCGTGCTCTCCAATGCGGTGTTCGAGCTGCTGATGATGCGTGGCCCGGATGGTGGCGACGACGACGAGAAGGGCTGGGACGACTGGAGCGCCTGGCTCGCACGCAAGACTCTGCTGTTCCCGTTCCAGACGATCCCACTGCTGCGCGATGTAGCCGGCGGCATCGACGCGGCGATCGAGGGGAAGCCCAGCATGGGGCGTCCAAATCCGATCGTGGACGCCGGTGTCGCGCTGGCCAAGTTCGGCCAGGCCGCATGGAAGGAGGGCAGGGACTGGGTTGCCGACGACGACGAGCCGGATGCGGAGAAGCTGATCAAGACCGGCGTGCGCGCTGCTGGTCCGCTGACCGGCATCCCCAGCAACCAGATGCTGACCACCGGCGAGTACCTGTACGACGTGGGCACTGGCCAGTACACCCCCGACAACCCAGCGGAGGCGGCGGCGTACCTGATGTACCGCCGACCCAAGGACAAGCAGTAATTGACCACGCCGAGCCCCGCACCTGCGGGGCTTCTTCATTCTGGAGCCGATGCACCCATGACCATTTCCGCCAACGATCGCCGCAAGACCTACGTGGGGAACGGCGTCGCTACCGCCTTCAACGGTCCGCGGGCGTTCCTTTCAAGCCATATCCAGGTGTTTACCGGCACCCACCCCGTGTACAACCTGGTGCCGCCATCGCAATACACGGTGACCAAGCTTCGCGCGAACGTCAGCACGATCACCTTCAACACCGCGCCGGCGCTGAACCTCGACATCCTGATCCTGCGCACGGTCCCGCTGGACCAGCCGGCCGACATCACCAACCAAGGCGCGTTCCTGCCCGAGATCCACGAAGACGCGTTCGACTACCGGGTGATGCAGCTGCAGCAGCTGCTCGACAACGGCATGCAGCTGGTGCTCGATCCGGTGACCGGTGAGTTCGTCTGGGACGCCAGGGGCAACCGGATCGTCAACGTTGGGGATGCCACGGCCGACGCGGACGCCGTCAATCGCCGCACGGTCCTGCTGCTGATCGAGCAGATCCAGAACGGCGGCGGCACCATCGGGGTCGCGCCGAGGTTCTGGACGTTCGAAGGCGACGGCGAGGTCACGGACTTCCCGCTACCTGGCGCAGACGTGCTGGATCCCCTGTTCTACGACACGGCGGTGGAGACCGCTGCAGGATCCAACGTCTATCCGGTGTCCAAACCGGGCATCGAAGGCGCCTTCACCATCGTTGCTGGCGCGCTCGGCGCACCGCCGGCCATCCGCTTCAACCCGCCGCTGGGCGATGGCGTGCGCGGCTTTACCACCCTGCGTGGCTACGCACGCCCATGGATCGGCCAGCCGCCGGTCTACACCGTCGCCCCCCGCATCGTGAGCGTGAGCGTCAGCACCACCGTGGATGGCGGCTCGCACAACACTCTGATCTTGGCCAACTCGGCCACCCCGATCACCATCACCATTCGCAAGAACACCGGCGGCAGTGTCGACTGGAAGGAGGGGCAGTTCTTTTCCGTGCTGCAGCTGGGCGACGGCGCCGTGACGCTGGCGATCCAGGACGGGACGGGGCAGCTGAATATCCCGGTGAGCTTCCAGGCCAAGTGCCGCGGGCCTCGCAGCATCATCAGCGCTACCTGCATCGCCCCGGATGCCGACGCCTGGGTGGCCGCCGGCGACCTGCTACGCATCGCGGCATCCCCCGATCTGCAATCGTTCGACCTGATCGACCGATCCGTGAACATCGGAAGCTCCATTTCAACTGGTACCGGCAAAGACAGTCTGGTCATGCCCTACGGCATGCTGCTGGATCCGGTGGCCAGCGGCGGCATCTACGCCACACTGTCAGTTGCTCAGGCTACGGGTGTGGTCCTGACGGTGGACGTGAACCGCAACGGCACCAGTATCCTGTCGACCAAGCTGACCTTCGACAACAACGAGCGCAGCACGCTCACTGCGGCCATCCCCCCGGTCTATGAGGTTGGCGGCAACATCCTGGCCAAGGGCGACGAAATCACCATCGACGTAGACCAGGTCGGGAATGCGCTGGCCAAGGGGCTACGGGTGTACCTGGTCGGGCAGAGGGCGAACTGACATGGTCGCGCGCATCTACGATCGCCCGGACCTGGATCAGGACGTCTACCAGCCCGCGCTGTACGTCAACGGCCGGTTTGCCCGTGCCAAGCCTTCGCTGGCCTACGAGGGCCGGCTGCAGATTCGGAACAGCATCGGTGGCTGCAGCGTGCTGCAGATTGGCGGCGACAAGCTGCCCGAAGGCTCGCAGCTGCTGGTCGACCAGCTCACGAAGGAGGTAGTCGTTGCGTGGCCGGCTTACCAGACTGCGCAGGCCCCTATCGCCAACCCCGGCTTTGAGGACGGGCCGACTGGCTGGGTGACTGGACCGGGCTGGGTGATCGCAACCGAGAACCCGCCAACTGGCCAATGGGCTGCCGGCTACAACAACAACCCCGGGCAGTCCCGCATTTCCAGCGCATCCCGCTACAGCGTTCAGGTGGGCCAGGTGACGAGTGCCAAGTGCGATGTACGGCAGGGCGCGTCGTCGGAAGGCAATGCCGGCGCCTCGGTCATGCTCGAATACCGGAACGCTGCTGGCGAGGTGATCCACACGGTCGAGGGTAATCAGGTGCTGTCGGCCAGCAAGAACCGCGTGTACCCGTCGTCGGTGTTCGGCGCTGCTCCGCCTGGGGCCGCAACTATCAACGTGGCGGGTAACGGCATCCGGTATCGCGAGAACAAGATTCTCTTTGTCGACAACTTCGAATGGGATCACACGGTCCCTTCGGCGGGTATCAACTTCGAAACGGTCCTGAATGTCGTTCTAAGGGTCAACGACTCCATCGGGCGCTCGTTCGTGTGGAGCGGCCAGATTATGGTTGCAGCCCGGCCGGTGGCCTACAGGGTGTTCGCCTCTTCCATCAGCAACGTCCTCAACTCGTTGAGCTACCGCCATGCGGCAAACGCATTGGATCGGCTTGGCTATCCTGAAAATGCCACGACCTCGAACCAGCGACTGATCGGCGTTGCGGATGACGGATCTATCGCCGCAACCACCTACGCAACGACCCCGCAGCTGGCTGTGTACCCGGTGAGTCAGGATGGCATCTTCGGTGCCCCGTTCGCGGCGCCCGTCCCGCCACTCACTGAGCAATGTGAGTGCGTGGCCTTCTCCCGGTCGGGAGCGGCGATGGTTGTAGGCCACGGCAATGCTCCCTACCTGCGCGCGCATGCGGTGAGTCCGGCAGGGATCGGCGCGGCCTACCCTGCGCCAGCTACGGCGCTGACCAGCCGGGTCATGTTCGCGCAGTTCAATCCCGCGGGTGATGTTCTGTACCTGGTGCAGCAGTCGCCGCCCTTCCTCGTTGCGTACCGGTGGGACGACGTGAACGGCCTTGGCGCTCGGTTGAATAGCCCGGCCCTCACGACGCCATCGGCGGTACAGGCCATTTCCATCAACGAGTCAGGAACGCACCTTGCTGCAATTTGCGGTGCCTCCCCGTCCTGCCACATCTACAAGATCGGCCCGGACGGGTTCGAGGATCGGATTGCCGCCTTCGGCCAAAATGCGCAGGGCATGGTCGCCTTGTCCGACGCCGCGCGGGCGGTCGTGTTCGGCAGTTCGTTCATGCAGCAGATGCACCTCTACCTGTGGGATCCTGCCAATGGCGTCGGCGCTGCATACCCCGTCCCCCCTGCGATAGGCGCAGGAACCCTCGCGCGGGGCGTTTCGTTCTCGCGTGACGGGTTGGTCCTCTACGTTGGTGTTACCAGCACTCTGGGTGTCCTGACCTATGAGTGGACACCTGGCGTCGGCACCACGCGTGGGCCGGTGCAGTGGGGAACCACGTCCTCGCAGCAGACCATCCCGATCGACTGAAACGGCGGGGGCGACCCAGACTCGCCCCCTCTGCTTTACTCGACCGGCTGCAGCAGGTCTTCTCGATTGTTCCGCGGCGTGTTCACCGCGCGGCTGACGCGGTAGGCCTCCATGGCCTGGGTCTCGCTGGCGAGCAGCATGGCCATGGCATTGTCCGGGCTGGCGGCCATCCACTCATCGATCTGGCCGGCCTGGAGCCATACCGGCATGCGGTCGTGGATGTCGGCCGAAACGCCGCTGCTGTCGCCGGTGATGATGGTGAAGGTGCCGAGGTTGCCGTCGGGCAGGAGCGGGCTGGTGTCCTCCCACAGGCCAGCGGCCAGCAGCGGCCTGGTGGCGTGGATGAACCACGGGTCCTTCTTGCCGTCCTCGGTGCTCACCGACCACTCGTAGTAGCCGGCCATGGGGATCACGCACCGGCGCTTCTTGAACGCTGATCGGAAGGCCGGTTTGGTGGCCACAGTCTCGATCCGGGCGTTGATGGTCGAGCCCTGCAGGCCCTTGGCCTTCGCCCAGAACGGCAGCAGGCCCCACGCCAGCCGCGTCACCTGCCGGCCTTCGCCGCGGTCCAGGATCACCGACGCCCGCTGGGTCGGCGCCAGATTGAAGCTGGGTTGGATCTCGGCCAGGCCGGGGGCAAGGTCAGCCAGGCCCGGCTGGCCAAAGTCGACAACAGGGAGCTGGACGAATCGGCCGCACATGGGCGGAGCGTAGCCCGGCCGGCCGTGCCCGGCGCGTGATCCAGAACGGTTCAGCCGGTGAACGATCCCTTGTCGCAGCCTTTGCGACCGCCGGCCGTATCCTTCCCGCCATGCTTCCCATGCACGGCTATCAAGGTTTCCGCACCGCACCGCCACCCTCCGGCTGGGTCCAGCTGAGGGACACATGGGTGCTGTGGTGGAGTGGCCGGCAGATCGCCCAGGTTTCGCCGGCGAAGGAGCGCGGGGTGCGTGTGCACCTCGATGCCCGGAAGATGTGGCAGACCAAGGATGTATGGGCGGCGAGCGTCGACCAGGGCAAGCGCTACGCCGAGCGGTGGTGCGCGGCCAGGCTCTACCCAGAGATGCGGCTGCGAGCCGCTGTGGCTCGGATGGTGGA